TAGAACTCAGGACGAACAATCTTCTTAGCATAACGTGTCATTACGCCTTTTCTTGGTGTGAAGTTTGTTGGATCGTATACCAACGGTGTCATTACAAGTGGAATATATGGAGCATAAACCGCACCTGTTTCGAGGAATTGTGAACCTCGGAAACCAACCAATACTTGATTTTCAAGCATGTATGGATTCTTATAGACAGTTATACGACCATTCAATTGACCAACTTTTTGAACACCCATAGCGAATTTCATACCTTCACCATCAACTGCATATCCAGGCATTGATTCGAGCAAAGTAGCAACTTGTGGAGAACATACTAAGAAGTTTGCACCACCACGAAGTGTTTTTTGATGAATAATGTTAGATACTTTTTGAATTTTGGTGCCAAGTGTTTGGAACCATGTTTGTTGATTGAAAGCAGATGCCTGTGCTTGAGCAGCTGAGTAGTCTGCAAAGAGACCTGTAGCAGCATCATATGTACGACCAACACGTGCAGACCATCTTTCTGTTGTCTGAGCATTCTTAATCAACATGTCAAGAATTTCAAGATCAATTTCTTGCGAAATGTATTCTGACAACATTGATGTTAATTCTGCTTCAGCATCGATTGAGTGGTAAGCATTCAAGTCTTGAGCAAATTCAGGTGTCCAAACTGCTTTCAACTTACGTGTTTTTGCAACGATTGGTTCTGAACGAAGTTCCAAGTTCAATTCGGGGATATTTAATGTATCACCTGTTTGTGTTGCACCTTCTTCAAAATCACCACGTGATGTAGCTGTAGGTTGTTTTTCATACCATACCATAGCATTTGTTATGAGTGCAGCGTTTACTTTACGTACAACAAATGTTACTTGTGAATCTGCTGTGTTAGAAGTTGTGTATTGTGGGAAGTATTCTACAATACCGGATCCACTAATCTTAAATGCACGAATCGCTTCTTTATCATGTGTTACCATTGAATCAGCAGAAACAGTAACAGTTTCGATATTACCAGCTGCTAATGACGCTGAATAAGAATCTTTGAATTCTGTGTCAAATTGATATACAGATGGTGTATTGTGTGTTACAGAACCAGTTGCACAGTTACCAGCATCTATAGTTGCTGGAGTTGCTGTGAGAAGTGATGTTGTTGCCTCATTGATTGAATAACCAAATCGTCCTGCACCATAAAGACCACCTGAAGGATCTGCATTTTTAGCTTCTTTACCTGTTACACCAAATACTGAATCCGCTTGTGTGTCTTTTCCAAGATTATTAGCAAATCCAGGTTGTGCTGTACCATACTTGAAGTCCAAGAAGAATACAAGACCTGAAGGAAGACTCATTGGTTGAACTGAAACGAAGTCTTTCGCAGCAATTTCAGAGAAAATACGGCGAACCAATGGAAGTGCAACACCAGCCCATTCTTCTGAACCAGCTGCTGTTCCTGTTCTGTTTGACTCATCTATAAGTTGTTTTGCTTGATTTTCGAGAAGAACAGCGATACCGTTCTTTTCGTATTCTGCACCGATACTGTCAAGAAGTCCTGATTTCTCCCACTTATTGACAATATGTTTGTTTTCATCGAGAAGGCGTCTATGAGCATTGCTTGTAGAGCCTAAAAGTGATTTTATACTCATTTTTTTTTCCTAAATTATTATTTTAAACCAGCTAATTTACGTAAACGATTTGCCATGTCATCACCTTCATTGATGATGGTTTTTGTTGGCCTTGTGCTTGCAATTGGTTTACTTGCAAATGATTCTTTCAAAGGTTTAATATTCGTTTTAGCGGATTTAAGTGCCTCGGAGAGAGTTGCATACACCAATTTAACTTCACGCAAGCTTGAAGCACGGTCAAAGTTTTCAATAACCGTAATTTTTTGATTTTCAGTAAGTGAGTGCTTCTTAAACAATTTGTTAGAATACAAAAGTTTAGAATTTAGAAGATTAACTTCGTTAATTTTTGAACGAAGGAATGTGATTACCGCATAGGCTTCACGTAATTTGGAATTAGCTTCATCCATTTCCTTAGAATCGTCTTTAGCTTCTTCCATTTTTTCCTCATCATCTTCTTCTTCACGAAGAGCACGTAGAATTTCGTTAATGTCTAATTCGCTAGACTCATCAACTTTTTCTTCTTTGTCATCTTCTTCACGGATGGCACGAAGAATTTCGTTGACATCTTCATCTTCTTCTTTAGCTTCATCAACTTTTTCATCTTCTTCTTCTACTAACTGAACAACCTTTTGACTTCCAGCAGGATCTTGGGTTGAATCATCGGAAGCCTTTGCAGATGGTTTTTTGTTATCACCTTTACCGATTTCAGATGAGCCCAAATCTTCTTCGAGTTGACGAATTACTTCCATCAAATCTTCATCGATTTCTTCTTCATCTTCATCACCATGGCCGCCTTCTTCCATTGCATTTTCTTCATCATCAGAACCTTTAGCTTCAAATTTTGCTAAATTTCTTTCGAGTTCACTGATTCGTTCTTCCAAATCTTTTTCGTGTGAACCTTCTTCTGAATCTTCTGCTTCTCCGAAGTATTCGTCCATGTCATTATAATCTGCACCTTCTTCTTTTGGTTCGTCATGTTTTTCTTCATGATCTTCACCACCTTCCTCTGTCTCGTCTTCGCCTTCACCCATTGCAAACTCATTGAAGTAACCTTCTTCTTCTACTTCTTTGGAATCATCATCCATTTCAGCTTCTTCGGAAAGTTTTTGTGAGAGCATTGACTGAAGACGTGGTGTGAAAGCTTCTTCTAAAGCAAGTTTCGCATTTGCAAGAGCAACTTCACGAACTGCTTTAGCATCTGCTATCGCTTCTTTTAGTAAGTCATTCATTTGAAATCTCCAACTATTTTGGTGTTATTAGCAACCCCAATCAACATAAAAAAAATATAGACCCTACATATATTAAGATATTATTGCATTCTTAATTTGATAGGGTATTATAATATAAATATATCCAATTTTTAAAAAACATCAAAAATTTTCAGAATCAATCTTTTTTTGTCTTCTTACAGCCGCATTACGTCTTTCAACACGTTTTTTTGATGGTTTGACGTATTCCATTCTTTCTTTATATTCTTCTAAAATACCAGCTTCCTTAACCTTTCTTTTAAAAATTTTAATAGCAACATCTATATTCATATTGTTGCATTTAACTTTAACATGTGCTGGTTTTGGTTTGTTAGTGTACGTTCTGTCAATCATAACCGATTTCCTTTATTGTTTGTTTTTTACTTCATAGAAACGACTCAAATGTTGTCCTATGCTTTCATATATTGATTCTAAATTCTTTTGTAATTTTGTTATCTTTTCACTTAATTTTTCAAATTCTCGTAATGATTCTTTTAGTTGTTTTGAATTTCTGGAATGTGATATTCCTTCAAACCAATCTCCTGACTCTTCAATCATATTTTTACTTGCGAATTCCACTATGGTTTTTATTTCATATACCACTTTCGGTAAATCATTAGAACGATATATTGTATTACCGTAGTTTTTATAATTAGATATTGCTTCAATATAACTCTGTTTCTGTTCGGGTGTTAATTTTTTCACACTAAATCTCTCGCTCATAACCTCCTCTACAGCATCTGCAACTAATTGATTCAGTTCTTCTTTGGTTATTTTTGTAGATTTATTTTCATGTGACACTTTTTTAGGAAGTCCTTTGTGCTTTGTACTTGCATATTTTTCCAATTCATCCTGAGACATAGCATTTGCTAATTTTTTAATTTTACCACTAACTTCAGAATCAGGTACATCGCCTCTTTTATATGCAAGAGCTAATCCCATTAATTTTTGCTGTTGAACACTCAATGCAGGCATTATTTTCTCCCATCAAATATACATTCACACACATTACCAATTTCGCATATAATGTTTGTTATGTTATTATGAATACGATTTGTTTTAACATCAATTTTTGAAGTGATATTTTTATTAACACCTTCATGCAATCCACCAATAAGACCTTCATTTGTACGTGTTGGGTACATAAATGCACCTTGAGTTGATGGATTTGAAACAAAATCCCAACCTATCAATTCAAAATCGTCTTGTACTTCAACGGTATTTTCATTTATTTCTTTCACCGAACCCAATCCCCTTGATGATATTCCTAACTTTATACCAGCACCCAAAAGCTGTTTTAATATATTTCCCGATGGTGTTGGTAGTATTTCTACAAGACCAACAACGTCATTTCCTTTCCAATCAACTTCTAATACATTATGTGAAACGTTTTTAAGATTTATAACCGATGAATCTGGATGGTCTAACTCACCCAATGCTCTATTCTCACGAATATTAGTTTGAGCATACTGTTTGACTTCACGCATCAGTATTTGTTTTGGATATATCCTACCATTCTGATTTTTCGCCTCAGCTCTTTGTAGAACACCCTTTACCAAGACACGGCCATTGTTAGATGACGCTTCATGTATTTGGCTAGGATTTACTTGAAATAAGATTGTGTCAATCAGTAGTTGTTTCATTTTAAGCACCTAATTCATTTATTTTTTTAGTTATTCGGTTTATACGTTCAGATATTGTACGTAACTTAGCCAATGAAGATCCCCAAAGAGTTCTTTGGTCAACAGACATTTCAGTTTTTAGTCTTAAAGCATGTTCTACAGCTCGTTCAACTTCATATATTGTTCTATTAATATCTTTTATAGAATCATTTATTTTTCTGTTTGTAGATTTAGAATCGTCTTCACGGTATTGCTTATATGTACCTTCGTGTAATATATCCATAGCTGCTCTATATTGAGACTTAGATTCTACTTTATAAACTGGTTTAAAATGTTTATGTTTACTTTTACCAACCGTTTTATAACCAAACATTTCAGCACGGTCTTTTACATGCTTTTCAAAATCTTCTTCACTTTTAGCGAAAGCATTTGGTGTTTGATAACCGTCTACATTTGCGGTGACATTTCCAGCTGAAGATCCTTCATCTTCAAATAATTTAAAATCTTCGGATTCTAATATTTTTTTTATAAAGTCTTCCGTGTTCATACATTACCTAATAACTTGATTTCTTAATAAAGCATATACATCAGCTCCACCGGTTATATGAGATACCGATAGTTCATGTATGTAACCTTTAGCCAATTTACTTATGTCTATAGAACCACCATCGCTTAAATGTGCTGTTCCAGCTGCACTACCAAAAGGCATTATAGCACCAACACCATAATTGGAACCCGTAAACCAAACTGTTCCGGACACTAATATAGATTCTTTAAATTTTCCAGGATGCCCCAATCTTTCAAAATCATTTGCTTGTGAAGCGGGGTAATCGTAGGGTTGTACTCCGTTTGGTATTGACATTATTTACTCCATGATAAATCTTCAATAAGACTATAATATCTTAAAAGTGCAGATATATGATTTTCTTCAATTTTTTTTACAGTTTGGTATTCATCTAATAAATTAACTATCTCGGATAATTTTATTTTTAGAGATTTGTCTTTAACTTTGTATAGATTTTTTGTGAATACATTTTTAATTTCAGCCGCTTCAGCCTGTATCAATGATTTGAAATTATTGGTATTGCTAACATTACTGATATATTCACGTAAGATTGTCTTTTGTTGGTCTGAAAGGTCACTGTACTTTTTATTGAATTTTTCAACCAAAAGTTTTTGTGACAATAATCTAACATCTTTTGGTTGATTTGAAATAGCAAATGTTTCATTTATAACATTACTTTTTGAGTTGGATGTTATATTTTCCAAAATTGTTATACGTGATTTTGTCAACTCTATTGGATTATCAGATTCACGATATTCCAATATTTTGTATATTGATGCCAACAATTTATAGTTTTGAACCTTTGTTTGAAAAAAAGAATTTATATCAAAATTTTCTTTTATAGCTTTAATCAATTCGTATTTTTCTTGATTCAATTTATTTCTATTAAATCCCTTACGTGCAGTAATAGCTGCTTCAATTAGCATATTAGCCTTCGTGTCCGATTTGAGTTTCTCATCGGATAATGTCTTATAAAGTTTATACTCTTTTATAAGCTCAGTATTCTTTCCAAAATGCTTTTTTAGGATTTGTATTGCTACAGATTCATTGGAAGAAATAATGTCTGATGTTATTTGACGTGTTAATAATTCAAATAACATTGCAGTATTTTTAAACTTTGAATGTTTTATTTTCTTCATTGTTGTTTATACCTATTAGTGTACACTTTCATAGAATAAATATAGAGAAAAATCATAATTCATCTAATAAATTATCTTCATTTAATAAATTTGGCTCATTTTCTTCTTTTTTTACCGCTGGTTTAAGGCTTTCTGATATTATTTCTTTCGTTTTAACCTTTATTCCACTCATACTTTGTAATAAACCGTCTAATTGTTTAGCTTCTAATGATAATGCCGAATTATTTTTATAATTATGTTTTACACTATTTGATGTTTTTAATGTGTTTGCAACATCTTTCTTTCCTATTGGATCTCTACCAAATGCATGATCATCAGTTCCGTAATTCAGGTTCTTTGCAGGCCTTCCTGCTCCTGGCCATCCTCCTTCCGGAGTTTCACCATCATTTATTTGATATGCCTTGGAACCACCTTTTGTATGTAATGAGGCAATATCATGTGGTGTTCCAAAAGATTCTTT